CTGCAGCGCCGCGCGGTCAAGCTTATGCTGGTTGGCTGTCATATCGTTTGCGCCAATTTCACCAGTAATGACGATGGTGCGGAAGCCTAAGAATTGGTCTGTGACCATACCACCGTCACGGCCACTGAATAAGAAGCTTGAATTGCGAATGTCTGCAGAACCCAAGCCAGTAACGCTTTTGATGATGAAGTGACCACCGTTAGCATCGGCGCTTAGTGTTAGAAGTTCGTTTACTAATATATTCATTTTATTTACGCCTTACTTGCCAAGCTAGATCAGTGGTTACTTTGTCCATATCTACCTGGTTGTATACATCATTATTTTGGACTATTGGCGGCGTTGCGGCAAGACTTGCACGCGCATAGTCTGGGGTGCTGTTCATCGGGTTTACGTTCATGCTGGCATCTAGTGATGGGTTAGCGGTCATTGAAGCCAGGGCGCTATTTGCCATGCTGTCTACCGCATCGCTCACTAGGCCAGCGCTGCCCTCAATTCCCTGTGCCAATCCCCTGTCTAGGTTATGACCAATTTCAGCAAATACGGTTGATGGTGAATGAATGCCAAAGAAGCCCTTAATACCGTTTAGAATGCTGTCACCAAAGCCTTTGATTTTATCAAGCACCCACTTGCCTAGATCGTTTATACCATTCCACAAGCCTTTAATCATATCGCCACCGATACGCGCCAGGTTGCCAGGTGAAAGCGTGTCACCAATAGTTTTAAGAATGCTGCCCAGTGCGCCAACCAATGAACCAATGATTTGCGGTATAGCTTTAATGATCGCCATGAACAGCGTGATGGTGGCCTTTATCATCATGTTGATGAATTCAGTGCTGGTAAGTGTCTTAACGATGTTGTCAATGATTATTGGCAGCGCATCTACCAGGGCCACAATGATTTGCGGCAGTGCGGTCACCAGGGCCAAGAATAGCTGAATGAAGCCCATAATCATGGCCGTCAGTGCGGTTGGGTTAGTTAGACCCTCTACAAGTGCTTTAATGACTTCTGGCAAGGCGTTGGCAATAATAGTGATGATCTGCGGTAAAGCCTGCACAATCGCTAGGAACAGTTGAATGAATGCTTGAATAAGCGTTGGCAGTGCGCCCAGTAGGGCTTGTACGATGGTTGGCATTGCATTTACCAGCGCTAGAATAAGGATCTTGGCCGCGTTAATAAGTGCAGGTATCAGTGTTGGCAGTGCGGCGCTCAAGGCAGGCACAACGGCTTCAAGTATCTTACCGATGCCCTCTACAAGTTTAGGCAGCAAATTAACGATGGTTGGCACGGCAATTTCAATGGTCTTAACCAGGCTATTCACAAAGCCGTTCACGTTACCTGTAGCCATAAAGTCTTCAAACGCCTTTTTGGTGGTGTTGATACTACCAGCCAGCGTGTCATTCTCTTTAGCGTAGTTGCCTGCATACTTAGCGGTTTTTTCCATGAACATCTGTTGCGCCAAGCCCACCTTTTCTTGTATGGACATTTCAGATGTGCTTTTGTTGATACCCTTGCTAAGTGCGTATGCGCCAATGGCGGTATCATTCATGGCAACACCCAAGTTGTCCATCATAGTGAAGTTACCCTTAGCCATACCCGTGACGGCTTCTAGGGCTGTAGTGGTGTCAATACCCATGATTGAAGCAACGTCTGATGCACGCTGCATACTTTCGGCGCTCATCTTCATTGAACTTTGAACATCAAAGCCAGCGCCCTGGAATAGTGAACCCATTTTGTTTGCGCCCTGCAAGAATTCGTTTTGGCTCAAACCAGCGTTCGTATAGGCATCATCTGCAGCGGCTTTGATCTGGTTGGCATATTCACCAAACACCGCTTCTGCACCACCAAGCTGCTGTTCAAGTTCAGCGCCAGCCTGTAATGCCTTGCCAGTAAGTGCGGCCATGCCAGCCGCGCCAGCCGCCAGACCTGCGGCAATCGCCAGGCCGCCTGCCTTTGCAAAACCACCAAGCTTACCTAATGCGCCCTGGAACGGGCCGCTGTTTTTTTCAACCTCATCACCAAGCGCTGCAGTAGCAGGACCAGCCGCGCCCTTAAAACCAGCGGCAATCTTGCCCTGTATACCCGTCATGTTCGGGCTTACGCGTACTGTTGCTGATCCAATGTCACCTGCCATTTGGTTGCTTGCTTCTTTCGGGTTTTATTAAGCCAGTTTTGCCGCAACCGTAGCGTGGTATGTATATTGCAAATTATACCATAAGCTGTTACACGCGCCCAGCATCTCTAGCCTTTAATAAAGCCATGTGTCCAATGTAGTTTTGGTGGGCATCTTTACCCGTTGCCGTGATGGTGGCAATGGCACGCCTACCGCGTTTTATTGTGCCTACGTTGGTACTTACCGTGATGTTTGGCGGATCGGTAGACATGCTGGCTGCCATGCTCTGTGCGCGTGCTGCAATGGCTTCACCAGACTGCTTAATTAGTGGCGCTACCATGTCAGTCAAAATGACTTCTGCAGCCGCCGTGTCCAACTGAAATGATACGTCTCTACTCATGCTTATTAGTATAGCCCACCACGCGTATTAGCGCTCTACCCTATTTTGCATGGGTGTCGCTTGATTTTTGGCTGTAAGGTGTTAGAAGTGGTCTTTTAGGCGGGGTAGGGGAGTGCAAAAATAACAGGGGTCGCACCCCTGTTAAATATCAAATCATTATTTACAACAACTGTAAAGCTATGAACGTGGCCTACTAAGCAGGTCTTTGATCGTATCAACGTCAGCCGCAACCGTGTCTTTTTTGATGCCCTCAACCACACCACTCTTCTTCATGAATTCTGGCGTGAATAGTGCAGGCTTCTGGGTCTTATGGCGTGCTTGTTCGGCCTTTTTACTTGGCGTTGCATTCTGCCAAACCACAGTCTCAAGAAGCCAAACAATTTGATTAAGAAATATCTGATCGTAGCCCCATTCGGTTGCTGGCTCAAGCTTCTTAAACACCCTACTTTCACGCGGCAACTGAAATAGAAGCCTGGCCGCTTTCTTGTGGTCTACGTTATACAGGGCCGTGATGTCTATGTGGTAATACTGGTAAAAGTCCGCTTCTAATTCATCAAAGTGGTCACGGCGTACTTTGATTAGCGCAAGGCTTTTGGGTTGAATTTATCAACAATAGCCAGGTAAGTATCTTGCAAATGTTGAACGCGCATACGAGGGTGGTATTCTGGCGCTTCTGGGTGTTCTTTGGCGTACACTTCTGGGTCTGGGTACTCTTTTGCGTGTTCGTCAGCATCGGCCTTTGTAAAGTCAGCTTCAAGTTTCTTGTAGCCCTTTTCACCCATGACTAGCACAAGCAATGGCATCACTGCTGATACATGGCCCTTGCCCTCAATGCGATCAAAATATTCAAGCGTTTTAACATCGTCCAAAAGGTCAGTGTCTACGGTGAATTTAACACCATGCACTTCAAGCTCATGAACAGTTGATTGTTTTGCATCACTCATAATTTGGTCACTCCAATTCTTACTTCTTTATCGTAAGCATAATTATAGCACAACAAGAAAACGCCCCATAGGGCGCTTTCTGGCAAGTTACTGGACCGCTTAAGATGAAGCGATAGCAGCAATGTACTCTTTGTGGGTGTCACCGTCAGTAGAACTTGGGAACGCCTTAAGGTTGATTGGGTAAGCCACTGGCTCACCATCAACATAAGAAATTTCCGCGCTACGGTCAGCGATGCGACCCCGTTCAACCACGATACGCTTTACGCGTCCGCCAGTCATAACGAGTTCTGCGACAAACACAATTTCGGGCAACGTTTTACTGTTAGCGCGAATAGTGATGTTGTCACCATCAACTGTGACGTTGTCTTCACCATAGTACAACTTGGCAACTTCTACGTTGGTCTCAATGAGGTTGAACGTAAACATTTCCATGTAAGTGGTTTGATCGGACAATACATTGTCCCCACCCCATGCAAATACGTCTTCTACATCGGTCTCAACGTTGTTTACCAAACCCTCATCACTTACATAACCCAGATTTTGAAATGCTGGGTCAAGTGATGCTGCAGCGCTACTAGGTACTGCAGTGCCAGCAGGGGCTACGAATAGCGCACCAGTGGCTTTAGGCTTGCCAAACGATACGTTTTCAGAGTTGTTATTACTCATGGCTTTAACCTTTGTCTAGCTTTGTTGGCACAACACGCCTGGGCGGCTCTGCTTATGCGCTAATTATAGCACAAGCTATTTAACTTGGTTATAGTATCGCGGCAGATCAACGCCTGCTTGCGCTTCCGCTAATTCCCAACACTGATCTAGCTTATTAACAGATATGGTTAGTGCGTTGGCTTTGTTTCGCACATCAGCCACACATGCTAGGTATCGTAAGTAGCCCTGGTTTTCGCGGCTTGTCTGGTTATTAGCGTTTGACTGCAGCAGCATGGCGGTGATTGGGCCAAATATAACTACTACGACAAATACGACCATCACGGCTATCTCTTTGCGGTTAAAAAGCTTTGTGAAGTTTGACATGGCTTAACTCCTTAGATCAACACAATTACTACCCTGCGCCAGTGGTGGTAATTGGTACAAGTCGCGGTAGGCGCTATTAGCTTCCGCTTCGTACCTCCATGCAACATACTGTGCATCATCGCGTGTAACGCAAGACAATATTGCAGTGCGGCCATCTGCGCCTGCAGCGCCCACTGGGCCTGCTGGACCAGTACAACGGCCATCTGCACAATATTGGCTTACAGCGGCCATAACCTGTTCTGCGGTCACATCTTTGCCGTTTACACCATTATCACCCTTGCAACCACTATTAACGGTACAGTATGCGACTACAGCAGCGGCAACCTGCTCTGATGATGGGTTTTTGGCATCACAACGGCCACTTGAACAGTAGTTTGCAACAGCAATGGCAATTTCAGCTTGTGACGGTGCTGGGCCAACCGCACCCGTAGCGCCTGTGATATTTCCCACAATTCGGGTAGTACCATCTTCATAAGTAAGCACCAGGCTGCCATCTTGGCCTATCGTGGCATCTTTTACGTTATTACTGGGCTTTGCAATCGTGCCTGCAGTAGTAACTTGCTGCTGGCCTGGCTCAAGTGTTATGACCCTATAACTTGTATAGCCCACGAATACGAGGGCAAGCAACATTAAGACTGCCAGTATATAGATGATCTTAGGCTGTCGGGTCTTTTCGCTCATTTCAGTATATTCCCTTGTGCTTGTGATATCAGCGCAATAACTACTGGTATTAACGATACTATTATAGCCCCAATTACAAGCCTAAACAGCCATTTGTTGCGATCTTTAGCATCAGTGGCATCATCTTCAAGGTCTTTTAGGCGCTTATCAACAGCCTGGTCACGCAACTGATTTGCATAAGTGAACTCTGTCTTAGTGACAAAATTACTTTCTTTTTTGGTCTCATGAACTTCAATAGCGCCGCGGATCATTTCCGCAACTTCCCATCGTTCTGGTGGTGTCGTTTCTTTAGCCATTACCTATGAACTTTCGTAGCAATTATCGCCGTAAATATCGTTATGCGGCACAGTGCTTATGCTACTAAGTTTCTGGTTACCATACAACCCTAGATCATGCAGCTCTGACTTCTTAAACCAAAGGTCACCAGCTGGGTTAGTAAACACAAGATTTTCACTGTATGGGCCTGCAGTCTGTTGGCGGCTATTCACTGGCGGCGCATCGGTCGGCGTAAGCATGGCACGCTTGGTGGCTTCCATGACAACCCACTGGACCGTCTCAAAGTAAGCAGGGTCAGTATTAACTTTGTTGTCCATGTTGAAGCCTGTTTGGTCAGCTTTGGTACGCAAACGGTTGCTGGCAAGCTTCAATAGCTTATCAGCGCGTGTTTCCTCTTCGCTGGTTAATGACTTCCAAAATTCAGCTAGATCATCATGGTCAGCGTAGGCGTTTGGTGATGTTACTGGGGTTGTTACGCTCATTGCTGTGGCCCTCCACTGTTATTCATAAAGCTGGCCGTGTTATTTTGCTGGCGCTTCAATACAAGGGCTTCTGCCTGTCTAATACCAATACCCATCATTGCGTAGCCCTCAACAGTACCTACAAGCTCTGGCATTGCCTGGAATAGCTTAAACATAGCATCACCAACCTGGCCGATGTCTGCTGTAAATATAGGCTTCCATGCAGGTATGATGTCGCGCATACCAGCTGGCACTTCATTGTTGTTATCAAGTGCTAGGCGTAGGGTAATCATAATTTCTTTGAACTGCTTGCCCATTTCAGCCTGGCTGTTAGTAGCTTCAAGTAATAGATCGTCAGACATGGCAGCAAGGCTTTCAGCGCTGCTTGGGTTGCCTGTTTCGTAGCCCAAGTTGCGTAGTGTAAGTGCGGTTTCAGCACAGAAGTCACGGGCCTTGTCTTTTTTGCTTGTCTCAAAGCCGTCAATGCTCATTTGCTGCAACTGGCCGATGTCTGGGTGGTTGCCGTCTTCGTCTACGTTAATAACCCATGCTTTACCAATGGCGCTGTCTAGGTTAGGGTCTTTTTCCGCGCCCTCTGCAATACCACTAATGTAGCGCTGTGGCAGTGCGTAAAACTCTTCTGCAATCTCTTCACGGCGCTTTAGGCGGCCTACTTCGTTAATAATGCGGCGGACCGTGTTAGTAAGCCGTGACTTGCCCAGTGGGCGGTCAGCGCTGGCGCGGTGTGTGACTGGGTGCAATAATGTGCGACCCGTGTTATTCGGTACAACCTCAACCAAGTAACGGTTTTGGAATACCGCTGTGAATTCTGGGGTGAATAAGATGTAGTCTTTTGGCGCAAAGTTTACGCCTGCCTTGCGTGGCTTAGGAATGTGCCACTTGGTGACTGCTAGACCCCATTTAAGCAGGCCAGTAACCTGGTCTACTTCACCAGTCGCTTCAAGCGCGGTGAATGGTACAAGTACCTTTGGCTCTGTAGCACCAATAGGCGCATCTGCAACGGCCACGAACGCACAACCAGCCACGAACGCATCATGCTTTACTTTGTCTAATACGCTAAAGCCGCCAATGCTGTCCATGTAGCTGTTCACGCTAAAGCGATCATTTGCAAAGCCATCAAAGGCTACGCGGTCAGATAGGGTATTAACAGCACGCTGCGCCCAACCGATACCAGGGCGCAAGTTTCGCATCTTCATAGGTGTTGATATACCCAAGTCTGGCACATCGTTATCAGCGTTGTAATAGTCGTATTTGTCTTGGACTTTGACCTGCTTAGAAGTAAGGCAATAGACCAGCCTGTTGGCTAATGAATTTGCGTAATCTATCACTACTTGGTCTTGCGGCTGCATTACTATCGCTTTTCCTTTTAAGCCAGTTTTACCGCAACCGTTAGCGTAGTTGTTATTGGTTGTTATTATACCAGATATTGTAATTGTAGCATAAGTGTCTTAGTCGTTAATAATTGAAGCAATCTCTTGTTCAATATACTCTGGCGTAACTTCCCTAATTCGTACAAACGCGCCTGGGTTGCCCTTGCGATAAACACCGATGGCGCGGCCATCTGCCACGCACTTATAGTTATCATCTGACAGCACTACCATTTCAACTAGCATGTCTAATATGCTGGTGCGTTTATTGTCTGCATCTGCCTTGCCTTTAGTCCCAAAGTAAATAACCACATCTACCTGGACCATTCCAAAAAAGCGTTCACGGGTTTGCTGGCGTACCTGCCACATTGCATCTTCTTGCCACTGAACAAATTTTTTGTTCGGGAATGAACGGCCACTGCTGGTGTTTATGCGGCTGTTTTTCTTGCTGGGTACGTTGCCATCAAGTACCAGTTTAACGGTCTTGAGGTTTGACATAGTTATTCAATAGCCTATTGCGTGATCGGTAGCCCTCTGTACGAATGTTACAATCGCAACCACCGTGCCGCCTAAATACTTCTGCGCTAGGGCTATCATACTCACCAGCCAATGACCTACACCACTTGCAGATATCGCCATTGACCGTTCGTATGACCCGTGTGCGCTTGCCGCTTTGCTTGGCGGTCACCATTGCATCATGCTGGGCTTTGCTGGCCGCGTGATCCAAATAGTTTTTAACGTACTCTTCAAGGCCCACCGTGCCTGTAGATACGCTGGCAGAAGCCACCTTTGCCAGGCCAAAATAGCGTTCGTCAATGCCAGGACCAGTAGTATGTTCAATTTCAAAGTCAAAGGCGTTCATATCGTACACCTTGCCATAGACTGCAGCGCCCACTTCCCTAAATAATATCTCTTGGTTTAGCTGGCGCACTTCTGGGTCAATTTCTGGGTTGTTAATCAGCTTGAGTGCCGCCATGACCTTAGCTAGAATGGTGCGGTTAAGTTTTGCGTAGTCCATGTTAGAAGCCCCACCCGTCTATAGTGCTTTTAATGTCATCAAGCAGGCCCACAGTCCCCACCACGCGCTTTTTAGCGTATACCTTGCCCCTGTCTGGGGTTTCGGTGGTATTCAGTACGTCTATGAAGTGTGAAGCCTGTTCATCGGTCAATGCGTGCGTAATTTCAGCTATAGTACCAGCCGTTTTAACAATTTCCGCATCAGCGCCAATAATTTCATTAGCAATAAGCAGCTCTTTGACCTCTTTGAATTCTTTGGTCTTAATAACTGCTAGATCAGATATATATTTACTTTGTGCTTCCGTTGCCATCGCTTACAACCTCCCTAGTGCCATTAGGCAAGATGTCTACAGTGAATTTATCAAACTTGAAGCGCATTACACGCTCACCTTTGTCATTTTTAGTGAACTGTATTTGTGTCCACTCATCGCCTAAAAGCTGGCCCTCAAGCACAGTGCGGCAAATTTTAATTTCACCAGATGTTTTGTGCATGAATACGATTTGCTTTTTGCTCATACGTTTATTTTACCACACAAAAACACCCCATTGCTGGGGTGTTTCCGCTGGTGCTAGTCAGTGACTAGGCTGATGGTGCTACGCCGTCAATGAGGGCAAACGCTTCATCGTCCATGATGCCGAAGCCAATCACGCTTTCAGCGCGGATCGCTACTTCGTTGTGGCCCTTAAGGTCACCGTTGTCATCTGGGTCACCGTATTCAATCAGCTCAAGTGGCATATCGCGTGCGATACCCCATTTGAATGCGTTGAAGTCACCCATGATGGCGTTAAGCGTTGCATCTTCTGGGTCAAGCTCTTGCTTACCAGATACAGTGTCGCTAGAAGCGGCATTAAGTCCCTGGAAGTTGTCAAAGGCAAAACCAAGACCTAGCTCTGGGTAGAGTGGGCGCTTGTCTTCGTCTTTTGTACGGGCAAGCTGACCAGCAAAGACTGGATCAAAACCGATACCATTTGCGCTGTAGCCGCTACCCTGGAGTAGGCCAGCTGCAGTTTCCATGTCGTTTTGTGCATTTGCAGTACGAGTAACGCGGTGTACATCGTTAGCAGGCTTAGTGAAGTAGTCAGTAACCGCACCAGTAGCACCCGTTGCTGGGTTGATACCGTGAATTGCAAGCAAGTCAAGTGCGCGGCTGATGGCTGTAGCAGCGTTGGCTACCAAGTTCTCAATAAGTTGAGTTTGGTAGTCTTCATCTTCCCACTGAACTTCGTTACTAAAACGGTAAGTGATTTGTACCTTGTAAGTACGAACACTTTTCTTGCCAGGTGCGCCGTTCTGGCTTTCTTTTTGTGCGCTTTCGCCAACAAGTTGGGCTTTAGGTGTGCCAGTGAACACAAAGTGGTCAGTTACACCAACCTTAAGTTCTGGTTCACCTGGTGTTAGTTTTGCAAGGACACCGCCCTTGATGTTTTTGCGCCAAGTTTTGCCCTGGTGGTTAGCTAGGTTCAAAACAGAGGTGCGTAGAGGGGTTGCAGAAGCCATTTTAGGTTTCTCACTTTCTATACGATTAAAATATTAACTAATCGTCAGACTTTTTGCCGAATATTCCCTGGGTAACCTTTTTAATGTCAGAGTTCTTTTTGTCCTCTGGCTTTTCGGTCTTGTCAATCTTTACACCAGCGCCGCCAACACCCTTTGAAAGCTTTTCAGCTTGGTCAAGTATGGTCTTTTCGTCACTTCCGTTAAGAAATTCACCCAGATCATCAGATAGCTTGAATTTTGTCATTGCTTTCAACCTTACAGTATCAAGCTTTGCAGTATCGCGTTCGGTTTCAACAGCTGAAAGTTTTTCACCTGCTTCCTTAAGCTTACCTTCAAATTCTTGCGTGACAGTATCAACTTTGCCAGCCTTTTCCTTAAGATCGTCATAGTCTGCAAACTGCTCTTTTTGACGTTCCAAACGGGACTGCACGACTTTGTCTATATCACCTTGAGTATGTAACTTTTCGGTTACCTCTTGGTAATTACCATCATCATCTTTTGTAAAATAATCAGCCATTCCCTCTTTCCTTTCCGCTGAGTAAGCGTTTTTTCTGACTTATCACTAATATACCATAAGCGAATTTAATACAACAAGCATTTTGAACAACTTTTTTGTTCTAACGCCTGCAACTAATATCACAGTAGACTTGGTAGCGCTCATATTGGCCCAGTAAGTCGGGCAGGTGAACAACTGAATTAACTTCTGCTGTGGTGACGTTATGGGCGTAGGCTTTAAGCTCTACTATGCGATCAGCAATTTCATTTGCCTTATTCTTGGCAGCGCTACGGCTGTCTTTGTGGTAAACCTCAATAAGTATTTGGGCCGCATCAAGTACCATAGCCACACGCGGACCGCCAGCACGATCAACCAGCACATATTTCTCACCAGCTTCTTTTGACTTGCTGCCGCTGGCTGCCCAACCAGTGCCTAATATTGAATTAAGCCAGGCTACTACTATAACTTCAACATCATTACCCATTTACACATTCCGCCCTAAAGTAAGTGTTCCATCGCGTTGGCGTGTTTTCGTCCATGAACTTAACGCTGGCGCTATCAACCTTGAACGTCTTGCCCTCATAAACAAATGTGCTATCGCTGATGTCTTCTGTATTAGATTTTGGTAGATGCACGCGCACTTGGTCACGGCTTTGCTCAAGCGCCTGGCTTTCACGGGCGTTGGCTGGCTCTGTGATCGGCGCTACCAATACATCATCAACTGTGATGTCAGTAGTTGTGTAGGTTGGATCGTTTAATTCGTCCGTGCCTGCAGCAACCTGCTTGGTAAACGTTATGCTCATGCCTATCATGGCATTATTTTACCATAATTCACGCTGCACAGAATTTGCTTG